GTCTAGCCCACCGCAATCCTCATGCGTGTTGTCACTCAGGCTTTACAAATGTCACCTGAATACCTGTAAGCAATGGCGCACCATCTGCACCCGTGATTTCTTGCTTTGTGCTTTCCCGATACTTCTTTGGAAACCTTGCAGCCATTGACCTTGACCACAATGTTGAATTCAGCCTATCGCTTTCTTTGTTCTCAACCATGTAAGCAGCGGCTTGTTCTTCCCACCATGCTTGCTCATAAGTCTTCGCATCATCCAAGGCGTGTAGAAATTCTTCGTGAGCATCGCGCCATAAGTAAATGGTTCTAAGACTTACATTAAGCTGATAGCAGATTTGCTCAACAGACTTGCCAATGCGTCCTAAATCCCTGACAGTCTCGCAATATGCGGGGTCATATAGGCTTGGGCGACCAACTGGACGCTTTGCGGGTACATCGGCAGTTTCTGTCATTTCTTTTTGGGGTTGGCTTTTTTGGCCTTTTCAGCCTCACGCTTAACGCTGTAAGCAATCGCCACGGCCTGACGCTGTGGCTTGCCTGCTTGCATCTCCTTGGCAATGTTTTTACTCATTGCCTTGGGAGTCATTGATTTGATCAACGGCATTATGATTGACCGTGGATGATTGCAAAGTTAATGATCACTGCTTCAGAATAAGCTGTGGCAGCAGACAGATTACGCAATGTGATTAAGGCAGAACCCGCAGCCAGATATGAAACGTAAGTGGTGTAAACGCCAAGTGCGCTACCAGTGGTGTTACTAGAAACATTCACAATCAGTACGTCATTGATGGATATTGTGCTGTTGGTCAGGATGAATGACACAGCAACGCCTGCGGCTAATGATGCATTGTTCATTGTGATACGACCAGCAGACTTGTTCAAAGTCACGCCTGTGGACTTGTCTGTTGCCTGAGTTACTGTGCCTTGGGCCGCGGTCGAATAGCCAATTTCTTGGGTTGCGTAACAAGTGGTGAATTCTGGGTCAGCGTATGCCACGCCAGTTGCAATTGAGTTTGACATGATATTTCCTTTATTTTTTACAAAAGGGTTAATGAAGTGGTTTTCCTTGCTTTTATTCTACTCACACTTCCACAACAGCGCAAATGTCTGCTTCTTGAATGATCTGATAATCTTGTCCATCAATACGGTGTACAGGCCAGTTAAGGTAATCCCCGTTCCCGTACTTGATAAAGTCTCCAACTTGCGCCTGAGTCACCATCGGGCCTGCCGCCACAATCGTTCCCTCATTGAAAGGCTCTTTGTTGTTGACGTAGATTATGTCCGACAAATTGCGGGTGATTGGCCTAACCAATACCCTATCACGCAACGGCTTGAGCATTTGATTTCCTTGTGTATTTGCGCTTCTGAGGGGTTTCACTGGTTTGGTCGGTGGTTATGTCGTACACCTTTTTTGTGGCTTTTGCCTCAAATTGACCACACCAATCAGATTCGTGTTTGTTTTGTTGGTGCGGATACAAACGGCATACGCCCATAACTTGCTGGTCTCGGAAAAACCGACAGCCTCCACAATTATCTGACATTGGTTTCCTTTGCCGCCTCAGTGATAACTGCATGATTCAATGCCGCAGCCATTCGCTCGGCAAAACCTTTGTTTTCACCTTCAAAACGCCTGATTTCTCGATGTTCAGCGGGTGTTGCCTCTCGTGCCGTGGTAGATGGCATCGGAGATGCGCTTAGTCCCACCGATTCCAGTGGCTCTGACTCGTTCAAGGGTCTCATGTAACCTCCTTTTGACTTCATTTTCGTTTAATTTAGGTAGCTTGTCAAGCTGGCTTGCTCTTGCGTTGCCCCTGCCCAACGAATTGTCAACAACTTGAATATCAACTTTAGGGTTATTTTTGTATTTCTTTTGCAGTTCATCAATGACTTTTCGTGCGCCAATGTGAGTTTTTAAATGTTCTTCAATTGGTACTGTGCGCCCTGATCCTTTGGATTTTTCCATCCTATCTGCTCGTGCTAATGCACCATGTTCTAAGGCTTCAGCAGGGTCTCGGTAGGTGTAAATAATCCGCACCTTGCGCTTTGCATCCAAGGCTTGTTTGATCTTTTGGTCAGCAGTTTCAAACTTGTTCATGTTGGTGTCGTAGATCATCTCTGCCCGTGCAAGGGCTGGATCATGCGCTTCCAACATATCTAACGCCGTAGTTTTGCCAGCACCAGTACCGCCAGCACTGAAAACTACCGTGTTGTCTTTGTCTCTTGGGGTCGGCTGCGATAGCTTTTCAGCGTAATATCTTTTCATGAAAGCACTTGCTGGCTCGTGTACATCAGCAGATTTAGTACGGTCAGCCCTGTACTCAGGCGACATTTCCCGTGCTACATCAGTGTTTATGATCTTGCCGCCCTTAGATTCTTCATGGGCTTGATATTCCGCTTTAAGCTGCTCGTAATCGTTTAAATACCGATTTTGATACGCCTGAGTAATTGGATTTGCAGATTGTTCAGGCGTAGCTGGTGCTTGAGATGCAGCAGGCGGCAATAACAATGATGCCCTGATCTGGTCAGGGTTAAGACTTTGTCGCCCCGCCGTCATCAATGAGGACAGCGAAATAGCCATTAGTCTTGATAGCACTTGCGGTCATGGACATACGCCACACCGCTGGTTTTACCGCCGTCAAATTTCTTGTCTGCGCCAACCATGTTGGTCATAGCTTTGGGAATGTTGTTTTTAACACTACCATTGCTTTTCATTTCAGGGGCTGGGTTGCCAGCCATTTTTGCCTGATTGCCATAACCGTATTTGCCGTTCATATCTTTCATGGGGTTTCTCCTTAGTTGAGGAATCGCAATTTATACAAAGTCGAATTGATCAAATCGGCGATTTCATCAACAAGATTCTGCAATTCTGAGTCTTGAGGCAGTTCTTTTCGTGCTTCTTCGACAAAATCTTTGAGGTTGTCCAAATACTTTACAGGGTCTTTTTCGAGATGAAACTCATCAGGAAACTTTTTAAGCTGTTCATAGCGACCCATGTACGCTTCGGCAAATTGATCAACCAATTCAATAATTTGGGCATAATATTCCCCTAGTGCCATGTGCTTGGCAAAGCTGTCAGTAGACCAGTGCATGAAATGCGTAACCGTGCTGCTATGCAGCAAAGTGGCAACAAATTCGGCGACTTCTTCGTTCATGCTTGGACTATATCAAAAAAAGGGGGGTTGCAACACCCCCCTAAGACAACTGCATATCCATTGTAGGCACAGGCACATCCGCAGGCCATAACCCTTGCTTGCAAAGTTCTGCAACAGTAAGGCTATGCGCCAGATTCCACATAAATTGTCTTTCATCCTTGGTCAAATCCTTGCCCTGATCAATCTCGTAATGGCATTTAAGGCACAAAGCAGCTATTAAATTGTCATCAGCCTTAACGCCACGACCCTTGCCGCCGCCCCAATTTGTGTGTGCCGCTTGCACCATTTGCCCTGATCCACAGGCTTGGCAATCAAGCCCCGCTACCAGTTTCAGTAGCTTTTTTGATCGAATGTACTCGTGTTTTTGAAACAATTATTGTCTCCAGTGTTGTAAATCGGTGTTCATTTGCACATTCCAGCCGCCGCCTGCGGGTGTTTTCCGTGGATACTCTGGTTTCTTTGACTATTGTCCAAGTGCCGCATTCTGGGCATCTCATTGGTGCGCCCTGTCTTGCGCTCTACTTGTGGCTTCCCGTGTGCGCCAAATCTCAATATCAAGCCTAGATGCCTCAATTTCCCATTTTAGGGTTTCCTCTTGGTGGATAGCCGCCGCCAGCCCTTTAAGCAATTGATGATATTCGGGGTCGGCATAGGCTTCCCGTTCCTGTGCGTTAGCAGCTTCAAATCCCATTGACAAGGCATCTTTCATCAATAAGGCTTTTTTTGACTTGCGAAATTCCTCAAGGTAAACCCGTTGGGCTTTGGCTTCACCATAGGCTGATGCTTTGTCTCGAATGTCCTGTGCTGCTTCTTCTGGTTTCATTTCAATACTCCAAGTATGCGTAAAGCCCCATCAGGACTGTCTACAACCGCCAATGCGCCGCCTTTCCAGTTTCCATGCCACCTTAGCTGGTCTTCGTTCAAAGCCCTCTTAGACGGCGGTTTATGCCCGTCTTTAACCTCCATAAGCAGGGTCTGGCCTTGATAACCCACCAACAGATCAGGTACACCCTTGCCAACACCAGCCAAAGACTGCACCGTAGCGCCAGCCGCCCGTAGCGCCGTAACGACTTGGTCATGATTTGCGTCAATTTTTGCTGCTCTCATCGTTCATTCGCTTTCGTAAATCATCAACGGCGGCTTGTCCACGTTTTTTCACCAAGTCGGATAAGGTCTTGTGCCACCAGGCATAGGCTTCGGCTTTCCCCTCCTCCTTGATCTTCTTCCTGTAACGCCTGATCCAGTCCTTGGCCTCGGTTTGGCGCAATGTCTCCTGTGTCTCTAAGCGCAAGTCGGATGACTGATTGGCTAAATTCTTCACCGTCTTTAAGTCTTCCAAGGATTGAGTTTGCAACAAGTCTTTCATGTGTCATTGCCTGCCCCGCAATGCAGCTAGCTTTGCACGAATATCGTCAGGCATAGAAACGGCGTTTTGGCGGTCTTTTTCCAGTTTGACTAGCGCAGGGTCACGATCAGGCTTTGCAACAATCTGAGGCACTTCTGCGCCGTCCCATCGCATCTGGTTGAGGTAAACCTTTGGCGCTGGAATAAATGCACCATTGTCTTGCAACCATTGCGTTGTTGTTTTCATCCATTCCAAGTGTTTCAAAATGGTTTTAATCTGGTAAAAATAATAATTCTCTGACCATTTTTTCTTGCAAGCACCCTTTTCACCTTTGCGAATGCACTTGGGATATGCGTCCCAAAATTCTTCAAAGCCTTGGTCTGTAACTTTAGGCTGCTCAGGAAATCCAAATAAATCGGTCACAGTTTGTCTCCTTATAGTTTTAACAAGATTAACAACAACAGAATCACAATAATCCACAACATACAGAATCCCTAGTTATTAATTAATTTCACCCAAAGACCCCCCTACCCCACAACGTAGAGCAGAAAGGAAAGGTACTTCACCCCTGTTAAACAGGATCATCATGCTGGCTATTGCCACGCCCCTCGGCTTGATGATTCGACCAGCCGACCAGATTATTCGGGAACTGCCCCCTAGCCTTTCGGCATACTGGCTACGCTTTTCTTCCGCGCCACCACGATTGAGGTGCTTGCTAACGTGCGGAGTACGGTCTCCAAAAGCAAAAACCCCGCAAAATGCTCTGTGGTCTTGGCTCTTGGCGAGAGCAACAACAAGCGATTGAGGTGAATCAAAAGTTCGTTTGTCGTCTGACAAGACCACACAGTACTCTGCGGGGTTCAACGATTCACCTCTATCGCCTAGATGCCACTCTAGACGGGTTGAATTATACATAATTTTTTTTAAGTTGCAAACCACTCCGGTTTTAAGGCCATTAATTGCCAAACCCGTGCTTGCGGGACGTTTGCACCCCATTGACTAATGGCTGCTCGACTGATGCCCAGCAATTCAGCCAATTTCCTTGCTGATCCTGCTTTTTTTATAGCTTGCTCTTTTTCCATCATTGCATGATAAGCCAACTTACTGCTGTAAGTCAATACCCTATAAAGTTAAAGGGGCTTTACAGATACCATTTGACAAGGTTGTTAAGGTAGCTTAATATTCACCCATGCCCTGAGTTGTTCGGGGTCTTTTAAGGAGAATCAAAATGTCAACCACTCAATATCTCTCATGTGCCGAAACCGCAAAATTAGTTCGGGCTGCTCTTAAAGAGTCTTTCCCAGGCATCAAGTTCAGCGTCACTTCCAGCGTTTACAGCATGGGCGCTTCTATCAATGTCAAGTATGTAAACGGCCCAACTGTTGATCAGGTCAAAGCAGTTGTCAGCACCTTTGAGGGCAGCTACTTCGATGGCATGACCGATTACAAAGGCAGCAACTACAACAGCATGAACGGCGTTAATGTCAGTTTTGGCGCTAACTTCATTTTTGTCAATCGGAAATATTCAATGACATTTTTTGAGGGCGCTGTGCAGGCAGTTTGCAAATACTACGGTTATGAAATGCCTGAACTGTGTGAAAGCAGCTTTGGCTCATACATCGCACGGGGTTTGGATTTCGACACAGAAAGAAGAATCATGCAAAAAATTCAGGACATAAGCCTGTGCGATACACAGCCCAGCAAGACCGTTGCCAGCGTGTGTTTTCTTGGCGATGACGGTTACGGTTGGAATTCTGTAGGCAAATTGGCAGCTTAATTAATCGGGGGCGCAAGCCCCCTCTAAGGAGTAAAAAAATGGTTATTTCTCAAATTTCAAACACTGTGCAAGTAGCAACTTTTGTAAATGTTTTTTATGGCATTGCTTCTTTGGTCACCGAAACCAAAAAAGGCTATGCCGTAACTCTGCTGGATACCGATGCCGAAATGATTGTTTCCCCAGTGCGTATTTATCCCGTCACCATGTTGGATCAGGCAATTGCCTACGCCAAAAAAATTGCAAACATCAAGGAGTAAGAAAATGAAAGTTTTTCAAAGTGCATTTGGATGGAAAGCAGAATCATATTTTCCGCTGGACGATACCACCCGCATCACAATTACCACCATGAAACGCTACGGCGGCCTGCTTACCACCACGGTGACGGGTAGCCGCAAAGAGGGCGAAATGTATTACTGGACGGTTTGCAAAGATTACGGCAGAACTTGGGGGGTTAGTAAAAGCATTCGTGCCACTCAAAAAACTGTGGCTGAACAACAGCAAACCGTGCTGGCGCAGCTTGACCAGATCAAATCTGAGGTTGTGGCGTTTTATGAACAACTTAGGGAAACTACCTAAAAAATAATTGTGAAATGGCTTGACTTGGTGTTAAGCCAGCTTATAATTCATTCATGCCCTAGCAAATCGCACGGGGTCTTTTAAGGAAATCAAAATGTCAATGTATGTAATGGATGAAACTCAATTTGCAATCTATGCAAATAACGTAGCAAATCAAGCTGCACCTATGGCGGCTGCTGAATATTTCAACGGAACACTTTTTGTTTCTGGCTGCACTCCCCGTGAAGCATCAAAAATGCAAACCGCTTTTGAATGCAACGGTATTAGCGTAATTGTTACGCCTGGCGCTGAATACAGTTTTGATTTTGTTTAAACCCAACGGGGGCAGAGTCCCCCATAAAGGAACAACCATGTTTGATATTGAAAAGTACACCCCGCCCACAGATTGGTCACAAGTCGCTTTGTGGGTCGTATCCGTTGCCGCCATTGTGGTGGTCATTCTTGACGTTCTTTACTGGAGAGCATAAATGCCAATTGATCAAATTATTGAAGCCATGCGAGACGTTGCTGAAAAGCAATATCGAGGCGAACCCGCGGCTAACCGCCTTGCCTACCATGTTGGCCTGCTGGAGTCTCGCTTGCGGGAATACATCTACCAACTGGAAAACATCCAAGAGGAATTGAAACAGTGCCAGCTTGATTTGATTGCAAAGGATTCGGAATGAAAATGATCACCTATTCACTTATGTGCTGGCTTGCGGTTATTTCTGCTGGCTGCTCAAGTCTGCCAGGCGCAACGTCCCAAGCACCCAATCAAGATTTAATTGTTGACAAACAAGTGCAGCCAATGGGTAGGAATGAAGTCATTGACGCTGTAAAGCAATGCGAAACAGCAGGACTTCGTGCCATCCCCCTTTACGCCAAACGCAAGATTGGTGGCTACACAGTTGAAACCGTAGTGGAAGTCACTTGCGGCCCGAAATACGCTTACTAAGGAAACATCATGGAAACCAAAGACATTATTGAACGTGCATTTCAAAAAGAAACACCAATTGGCAAACAAATCGCCGCAGCCTTTGTCAAAGCACAAAAGGCATTTGGCCCTGCTTTAAAGACCTCTACAAACCCGCATTTTCGTTCTAAGTACGCTGACCTATCAAATTGCGTTGAGGCGGTCATAGGGGCTTTAAACGACAACGGCATAGGCTTGATGCAGCGCACCTATGAATCCAAAGATGGCGTGATGGTTGAGACCGTGTTTATTCATGAATCTGGCGAAATCATGGAATGCGGGTTACTTCATGTGCCTGCCAGCAAACAAGACCCACAGGGTTATGGCTCGGCTTTGACTTACGCTAGACGCTACAGTTTATTGGCAGCTACAGGGCTTGCGCCAGAAGATGATGACGGTAACAGCGCCAGCCGCCGCCAGACAGTAGAGAGCAAAGTTGATGCTAGTCAGATGGCAGATTACATTGCCGCCATTGATGCCAGCGCCAGCAAAGAAGAATTACAAACCACTTACGTCGCAGCTTACGCCGCCTGTGATGGTGATCAGGCATGGCAGGCCAAGGTAATCAAAGCCAAGGCAGACCGAATTGCAAAAGCTAAAAAGGAGAAAACAAATGTCTGATATGTTGGACAAAATGACGCTTCGTGACTATTTCGCAGCCAAAGCTATGCAAGCCCAAATTTCGATGCCAGAAACTTTATTTGCAATTAGCAAAAAAACAATAACCTCTAACCAAGTTTGTGGAAGTTGTTATGAATGGGCAGACGCAATGATAGAAGCACGAAACACAAAGGAGAAAGAAAATGGAAACTGAAATTATCCAAGGCACAACAGATTGGTTTGCCGCACGATTGGGCAAAGTCACCGCAAGCAGGGTAGCTGACGTAATCGCAAAGACAAAGACGGGTTACAGCACCAGCAGGGAAAATTACATGGCGCAGCTTGTGGTCGAACGCCTGACTCAGACAAAGGCAGAGTCATACACGAATGCGGCAATGCAATGGGGTACAGATCAAGAACCGTTTGCCCGTGCCGCTTATGAGGCCGCACAAAGCGTTATGGTGGAAGAAGTGGGCTTTGTACCGCATCCAACAATTGAATGGGCTGGCGCTTCTCCTGATGGCCTTGTTGGGGACGATGGCCTTGTGGAAATCAAATGTCCAAACACTGCCACCATGATTGAGGCGCTGTTAACAGGCAAAGTGCCAACCAAGTACTTTACCCAGATGCAATTTCAAATGGCTTGTACTGGCACAAAGTTTTGTGACTACGTTGTATTCGATCCCAGAATGCCAGCCAAAGCGCAATTGTTTATTGCCCGGGTTGATCGGCACGATGTTTACATTGCAGAAATTGAATCAGAGATTGTCAAATTCCTTGCTGAAGTCGAATCCCAAGTGCAACAACTTAACCAAATAATTGAAAGCAAATAATGTCAAAAATCAGAAAAGAAGTTTCCGCAATTGTCGGTCAGTACACAAACAAAGACGGTCAAACAAAGAACCGCTACCAACGCATCGGTAGCATCATTGAAACCCGCAATGGCGAAATGCTCAAACTGGATGTAATTCCCTTAAAGGAAAACGGCTGGGACGGTTGGGCATTTTTAAACGATCCAAAGCCATTTGAACCCAAGGGTTTACCCGCTGATGATGATATGCACTTTTAAGGGGTAATCATGCTGCATCCAAGAGTCAGAAACACCGACCCTTTGACCAGTTGGCAGGCAGCAGGGTCTGCAAAAGACCTTGCCAGCCGCCATGCCCAAATCATTGTGGATTGCTTATCTAAGCACGGCGCACAGGGTAAAGATGGCATTGCCGCCCTAACAGGGTTAGAGTCAATGCAAGTAGCCAGGCGTTTGCATGAATTAGAACGTGACGGGGAAATTTGTCTGACGGGTAAGGTTGTTAAATCTAAATCAGGACGCATGGAACGTGAATGGAAAATTACGCCTATTCAGCGGGAGTTGATATGAGACCAACTTATATTTGCAGCAGATGCAAACGAAAAATTATCAGCATCACAACAGCCTGTATGCACTGCGGAGGTAATCCACAATGACACAAGATGAAATCATTGGCGAAGCACCAATTAAAGGCGAAGGCACGGCAATTAGATACAACGATGGCATGAAGCCGTCCGAGCCATTAGTAGAGACTGAATGGATTGAATTTAGTTTGCCATCCCATCTTGAAGACGAGTGCCGAGAGATGATTAAACAATGGCTGGAAGCCAAAGGGGTTAGATATGACTGAACTTGACCAACATTTGGACAACATACTAAAAGCATCTGGCTCTGGATTGAAGAATTATTCAATGCAGAAAACACTTAATGACATGCTTAGTGCTTTGAAGGCGGCAATAGCTGCTGAGCGTGAAGCCTGTGCAAAGATTGTTGAAGATTCGCCCTCTTATGATTGGCACAAATTTGCTTGTGAAGCCGCTTACGCCATCAGAGCCAGAGGAGAACAAGCATGACGCAAGAAGAATTAAATTTGGTGCTTAATGCGTTGAACTGGTGTCATGGTGGTGAGCCATGTGGCACGGCAGAAGCTATTGTGGTTGTTGAAAAAGCCTTGGCACAGACGCAAGAGCCTGTGGCGACAGTCACAAGTGAAACAGGGGCAGACATAACAATGTCTTGGTGGCATGAACCGGCATTGCCTATTGGCACAAAACTCTTTACTTACCCACCACAGCGCACATGGGTAGGGCTGACTTCTGACGAAATATTTGATATTTTTAAAAAAGTAGATTCAATGCAATATTTAGAATTTTCTAGAGCCATAGAAACCAAACTCAAGGAGAAGAACACATGAAGTTATACGGTTATGTTTGGGTCAAAGACCAACACGAACCCAAGTTTTTTTGGACTGAACAGCCAGCCAATGACATCAAAAAACAATTTGGTGGTGAAGTTGTGGCGGTTTACAAATGAAACTCAAGAACAATCCTGCGTTTCCTACACCTGAGCCAAGAGATTCTGGCAGAGCAGGAATCACAACTTTAGATTACTTTGCCGCAAAAGCCATGCAAGCACTCGTAGACACTGCGCCAGAAGATTATGAACTTGACTATGATGACATTGCAAAATCTGCATATAAACAAGCAAAAGCAATGATGAGGGAAAGACAAACATGATTGACCGCCTTGTTTTGGCTGCGGTGATGGGCGTTACAGGCTGGCATGGGCTATATCCAGACACGCTAAACCCGTTGACAAGCATTGAATTGCGGGAAAAAGCCAGACACAAATCAATCAGCAAAGTCTGCGACAAGCCCCGCAAATCCAAAGCAGTTAAGGAGTTATGCGCCAAATGGGAGAAATAATTGTCACCATTTTGGTCATGGCGGTCGGCGCTTTGATTGGCGTTGCTGGCGTTGTCCTACTGCTGTACATCTTTGCAGATTAAACGTTGCGCTCAAAGTGAGGGCAATCCACCAGATTGGAAAAATGACCGCCCCAACGATTTTTAGGGTGCAGACTTTCCCAATACAGACCCAACGGTTCAATGGTTGCCTTGTCCCAAATGATCTTTCCATCCTTAAAGAAGTTCAGATCAATGGCGCACCGTTTTAAGTGGATGCTGTTCATTGTCTTAGATCGACCTGTTTTGAAATAAATAGCCTGTTGTTCAGGTGTACGGGACAATTCCCCGCCAGTGACCGTAAAACCTTGCTCTGTGGCGTATTGAATAAGTTTGCAGGCATCCAGCAAGAATGCAGCTTGTTCAGTGTTTAAACTCATTTCTTACCCCTCATTTCTGCCAATTTTTCCACGGTTCTTCCACCAAAGTAAGCGCCCATGATCAGCATTCCCCAATTTCCCAACAGGGTCACATAGGATTCATTGGCGTTTAGACCATAGGCAGACATCATGGCAAACAGGAAATATCCCAAAAAAATGGCAATTAAGCTCATAGGGCGTATATTTTTAGACAGCCAAGAGTCAGATGCCATATCCGCTTCCCAGCGGTCTGTGATGTTGTCTGCATCGTTTTGGGCGGCTTTTGCCAGCAGATCAAGTTCAGCCAAATCCATCTTGGCTTTTTCAATCCCCAACTCGAGTAGCCGTTCTTCGTGGTCAAATTGAAGCTGGCGCAGTTTTGCAACATCTTCAGGGGTTGGTGCGTCAGGGATTTTCACGCCCAAGGTGTTTTCAACAACTTCCTTACCCTTGGCTTGGATTGCGCTTGAAAGCAAACCTAGCCCGTTTTGGGCAAGACTACCTAGTAGTGATGCAAGTATTGGTAACATTATTTCTCCCGTTCTTTCTGTTCAATTTCACGCCTTAATTTTTCCACTTTTTCCACTTGCGCTTTGACTTCGTGTTTGGCTTCCAGAATGTCCATGTACACCATTCCAAGCAAGGGCAACAACAGCCCTACGAGCACCACAGCCGCCACCCAGCCCATCATGTCTTCCCCCAGCGACTGACGAGGAGTAACCACAGCCATAGGTACAGGAGGAATATAGAAGTCACTACTACTGCCGCCAGTTTTAGTCGTAGGTTTCTTTCTTCCTCCCGCCGTTGCCATTGCACTTGCCTTTCCTGTGAAACGTTTGCAAGTCTAGCTTTCTCCTGTTGCTCACGAATAACACTACGCATTTCATACGTCTGGGTGTACAAGTCAGCAAGGCCAGGTGTCTGGTACACCATCAGTTCACGAATTGTCACTTCCAGCTTTGCAGCTTCTTGCTGGCACATGATCCGGTTCATTGCGGTTTGCATTTGCTGGGCATTGGTGACGTTTGGGTCATAGACTTTTGCCTTTGCTTCCTCTGCCCTCAAGTATTCCGCTAACTGATCTTGCAATGTCCAGAATTTTGTCAGTTCGGCAACGATGTCTGCCATTGCTTGGCTTTCGTTGTAGTTAACAAACTTTTCCTTTTTCGCCACAGGCTTGGCGGCGGTTGGCGCTGATCCAAACAGTCGCTGCCACCATGATCTAACTGCCTTGGCATCTGTGGCAATTTCTTCAGCAGTAGACTTGATTTTGATGAAGTTGGCTTTGGATTGTTTGTACAGGTCGCACAGCTTCGTAATTCCCTGCACACAGGAGTTAGCAGCAATGAGCAAACTGATCGGATCAATTCTTGCCTACCCAATGGCTTATATAGCCCACAGCAGACGATAAAGCAGACACCAAGGCCATACCCATCCAAAACCCGCCACGGCCTTGATTTGCTAGTGCTACCAGCTTTTCAATTGATGATTCAAGTTTGTCAATTTTGGTTTCCATCTGGTCAAATCGGCGCTCGTAGTCTTGGACTTTTTGCCAAAGAACGCCGTACTTAACCAAGTCAATTTCAGGTGCTGCCATCATTTGCCCAAGTCCTGTATTTTGTTTTTGCCTGTTTGCTGACCAAGTGCCTTGGCCTTTTCCATTTCTTTTTCCATTTTTCTAACTGCTTTGGCTTCTTCTCTTGCTGCTTTTTTAGTTTGCAAATATGCGCCAGCTTCTCTACCTATAAATCCACCTAATGCAGCTTCTTTAGATAAAGGAGTTTCACCAATAACTGCGCCAAGACCTGACCCAAGAGTAGCACCGACAGCAGGATAGTTTTTTTCTAGCAATCCAATACGTCTTGTTTGTTGTCCAGCGCCCTCATATTTCAAGCCAGGGGTAAATTGACCTACATAATTTAATGCACCAAATTTACGAATTTCATCAGGAGGAAACGTTTCTAAAATCTTTTCACCAACAATAGAAGTTAATTTACTGTTTACAGCATTAGAATTCCATTCACCAACATTTGTAGCGCCTGCTTTATAAACTTCACGGGCTAATGCACCATCCATTTCAGCTACAGCAGCAGCGGCAGATTGACGCAACTCAGGCGGTACTGGCGGCAAACCCTCTGGCGCACCTCTAACCCGACCATTGGCTAATTCATTAAAAGTATCACGAATGTGTCGCCATTCATCTTTACGCAAATTATTTAATGATGATAAAAGTTTTTCGGGTGCAACTTTTGAAGTTACAGTTCCATTTTCTCCAACTTCACCAAATAATCTTTTGAATCCATTTGACCCAAGAATAGTTTTTTCAACTTGATGTATTTTGTCACCAAGTTTGTATAACGCAGGGTCAGCCACCGCCGCAATGTCTTTATCAATGGCTTGATTAATTTTCCGAATAGTGTTGGCTCTTTCTGGAGTCCATGAAGCATTATTGCTTTTGATAACAGCATTAAAAGAAGCAACAGAACCAGCAGGCGCTGTTTTTCCATCAGGTAATTCAAAGCCTACTGTTTTTGCCAATTCAAGTTCTTTTTGTGCGCCTTTTAAAAAACCCAAAGTTCCATCTTTTTCGGCAGTTGCTAATTGTTGAGCATTGCCAAAAAATGAATCAGCATGGTTAGTGTTAATTCGGTTATCGCCCATATTTTTATGAGCAGAATCGTAAATTTCTTTTTTGGATTGATTTAAATATCCTGTCAAACTTGATGATGACATATCATCTCGATCAACTCCATGCGCTACATCATTGATAAAATTTCCACGCTGTTCATCATTGGTAAACGTTGATCTTGCACCAGTGGCATTAACACGATCTTGAGCATAATTAGAAAATCCAACTTGTTCATTAGCAATTTGTTCTTTTAACTTTAATCCCAATGGTGATGGTTCAGCCATGTTTGCCAAACCATGTTCATTGCGTAGCAAATTATCGTTACCCGTTACAACGCCTGGCCTTGGTTTTAAATCAGGCAAAACTTCTTGAAACAGTTGTGATCGCAATTGCTGTTCAGAAACAGGCACATCTTTGGGAATTTTTGTAAGTTTGACTTGTGGGAAAACCGCACCTACTCCATTACCTCTGGCTGTTTCTTCGCCAGTAATCTTGCCAGCAAAAGGATTTTGTTCAACTGCGGCTGCGCCAGCACTACCCGCTGGTGCTTGACGGGCTTCAAACTGTGCTTGTGCTTCTGCTTTGCTTAATTGACCAGGCCGCACAATCTCTATATCTTTTGCCATCTCACGCAAAGGCTGAACGGCTTTGCTGATCAAAGGCTTTACTTGACCTACTACTTGCCCTGTTTCTTTAACAGCTTGAGGTAGTGCAACAGACCCAATAACCACCATGTTCCTAATATCAGGCGCAGGAATTCCAGTCTTTTCTGAAATCTGCTCTGGAGTCATGCCCAGCACATTAAACATTTTATTAATCTGTTCAGCAATAGGTTGGGTAATACCGCCCAAAGGTTGTTGGTATGTTTCTTTGCCAGTAATACCTGCGGCTTTGCCAACAGGTTGACTAACTGCGGCTGCGGCGGTTTGTCCAGTTTGTTCCGCTTGTTCTGGTGTTTGACTAGCCCTTGCAAATGCTTGAGTTACTGCCCCATAAGTTGCAGGCACAACACCATATAGAGTATCAATAACGCCAGCAGTTCTTTCGCCTAATTGCTGACGGGCTTCAAAACCCTTTTTCAGCACATTGCCAAAGATTTGTCTCACTGCTGTGCTTGGCTGGTCGATTGCACTTTGTACAGTAATAGGTGCAGCCTTGACTTTACCTCCAGCTTCACCCGCTTGACTATATCCCTCATAAGAACCACGACCAGCGCCAGCGTTGCTTGTTGATGCAACAGTAGCGGGTTGTGCAGCAATAGGCTTACCTGTAAAGAATGCTTCTAGCGGATCATTAGGTGCGGCTGGCGCAGCTTGTGTCGTTTGTGCCGCAGGCGCTGCGGTTGCTGGTATTGCAGTTTTAGATTTACGGGCAATCTCTCGTTGCAGTGCAGCAATGTCAGCCTGATGCATCATCTTTTGTTGCGGATCAGTAGCTGATGCAAGCCTGCCTTGCGCTGCGCCTAATTCTTGTTGAATGATAGCCAGAGCATCTTGATCCCGCTTTGTCTGCACATCAGATGCAACGGTTTTGCCGCCAGTTGGCTTAGGTGGTGCAGCAACTGACCCACCAAAGAATTGTTCTAAAACATCAGCCATTTACAAACTCCCAGTTTCAGACAGCTTTTTAATGTTCTGATATTTCTTCAGAAAATCCTTGTATTGATTCGGATTTGGAAACAGTCGATTTAATTCAGCTTTTTGTTTTGCAGGATCAGCTATGTCCCGTGTGATGTTCATGGCTTCAAATATCTTGCTATCAGCATTGGCATTCCATGCTTGCTGATATGCTTTCATGTTGTTGTCGCCGTATTTCTCTGAAAACTTTTGTGCGCCAGTGGCTTGCATATCAATATTGGTTTGATCGGCTTGCCCTCTACGGGCTATTTTTATCAACACTTCGGGCGGTACTTTAATTGTTCCATTAGCTACGGCATTCATATCCAAGCCAGCAACAGTACCGCCTGCACCACCCATTGCTGTGGCATTAGATAAAGCCATTTGTGCTAAATCTTTGGCAAGCATATCGTATTCACTGCTTCTTAATGCAGACAATGCTTTTTGTTCTAATCGACCCATAATGCCGCCGCCTGGAAAAATTAATTTTTCACCAACTCCAGAAGCCGTTTGGATAACTTCTTCTACGTTTCTGCGACCTTGCGTTAATTTGCCTTGCGCGTCAATTAATCTATTGCGGTAGTCAGCGCCAGCGGTTTTATCTTTTTCTTCACTTGGTTCTGCAAGAAAAGGTTGGCTCGCTGATCTGACGGTGTAAGGTAATCTCATGCCTGGTGCTACCTCTGTACCAGCTTTGATTTGTTGTGCGGCTGTTAAGCCTTCTGGAAGCCTTACAGGTGCATTTTGAAGCACAGGTGCAGCGGCAGTTATTGGCGTACCAACAATTTGTTTTTGTGTTACTGGCCCACTAACTTCAAGCCCACTAACTTCAGCAGCGCCAGCGGGTTGAGTAGTCGCAGGGGCAGCGCCAGGCAATTTTTCTTCCGCAACTCCAAGAGGTACAGTTGTTTGACCTAATGCTCTGCCATTTGCATCAAAAACATTAAAGATTGAATTGTTGTTCAAATCTTTTGTGCCTGTATCAGTCATGCGGCTGCCAGGCGGTAATTGAGAATATGCTAGTGTTCCACCAACTTCAATCTTTGGCGCTTGACCGCCAACGCTTGGTGTTGTTACTGTTTGCTTAATCTCAGCACCAGTAGCAAGTGTGCCTGCTTGCGGTGCAAATGTTGTTTGTTGTTGAGCAGGAGTCAATAAAGTTTGTGCGCCAGCTATTGCCTTACCAGGCAAATCAGGGCCAGATGGCATTTCATTCCAAGTTACTTTATATGCGTCAATTAATTTATGCAAATCAGAATTGTCTGGATTTTCTTGTTTTAATAAATCCATTTCTTTAATATAAGCATTTTTATCTTGTACGCCCATTCGACCTAAGATAGAAAATCTTTGACCAATCATGCTACGTTGATCTTGAGTCAGTTTCTGTTTAGCATCAATTGCATTGGTTTGCGCCGTGCTCAACGTGCTCATTTTATTAATGTACTCAGACCCAGTTAAAGGCGCATATTTAGGCACTTCGGCGTTTATTTTGTCAATATCAATACGCCCATTTGTTTGATAATTAGCTGGATTAGAAAAAAACGTTTGCATATCTAAACGTTCTTTATTTTTTTGTTCTTCTACGCTTAAAGCAATTTCTCCTGTACGAGTTTGCTGTTGCGCTTGTTTTGCTAAATATGGATTGACTTGTGCTGCTTGTTGATATGCTTGTGAACCACGAGCAAGATTCATCATGTCAACAAGTGACATTTGTGGCGTTGGCTGAATTCCACTAGCAACGGGAGTAATTGGATTAATATCTGCCATTTTTTACCTTAAATTAAGTTGCTAATGAAACTGCTGGTCGGCTTAACATTCCATACATCATTGCCGCATTACCAACTCCTTGCAAACCTCCAGCCATAGCATTTGCCGAACCAACTTGACCGCCAGCAATTGCATTTGCACCGCCAGTAGCAAGGTTGGCTAAGTTTGTACCTGTTGACGAGCCAAGTGCTTGGGCTTGTCCTTGGGCTGTTTGACCAATGCCAGCAATGCCAGATAACCGATTAAAAATGTCGGTCTGCTGATTACGAAAATTTGTAAGCGCATCCTGATAGCCGCTTTGGGCAAACTTTTCCGCAAAAATAGTTTTGGCAAGATCAACGTTTGAGCCTGGGCTTGAGACGTTTGCACCTTGAGCAGTCGCCCCTAACCCTTGTTGTTTCATGAATTCATAGTTAGGTGCAAGGTTGGCAGTTAAATCTTGAGGTGTAAATGTCCTTGTGAACTGCGGCAGCATCGTGTTGATTTTGCTCAACGCACCATAGCCAGCTTCTCGGTAGGGTTCTTGCTGTTTGTTTAGAAGATCAAACATTTCCCGTTGTTGTTGAGAAGCATATTTTGTACCCTCAAGCTGAGTATTTGCGGCTGATCTGGCTGCATCTGATTGCATTTTGCCGCCAATTAATGCCGCCCCGCCGCCAATTAATGCTGCTGTTACAAAAGTCATATTAATTCCCTTCCAGTTCTTTTATTTGACTTACGATTTGTTTCAGTTTATTTCCAGAATCAAAAAGTGAAGTCTCATCAGGTTCAACCAATTCAGCTTCAATCTCATCCAAATCTGTTTTATCAGTTTTGTGAATTGTGATTCCAATTGAATCCATTGTTGCCAAAGTTACCCGTTTTGTGCCTGGCTTGCTTTCTACAACATCGCCAGCTTGCAACTTCTTCATGCCGTTTTCTGTCCATGCGATTATTTCACCTTTAGCGCATAAAAAGAAGTGGGGTTCTTTATGAACTTTGCCCACAATCAATGTTCCTGCTGGTCGGTAAACTCGGCGGCAATACATACCAGGGCTAAAAAAATGTTCAGTTTGCAATTCAGCTTGAGGATATTTGACCATTTCAGCTTGCAAACGTTCTATTTGCTCTCGACTTACTTGTTTTGGCAATTCCAGATCGTTCACAATATTTCCTTTATGAAAACAAATGGACTAATATGATTGTAATTCATCATTATTCCAGCAACAAGATGTTATTTGGTATGTACTGAGTCACCAGCCAGTTCAAGCCGTCCGATACCAGAGTAGCAGAATCGCCTGTGCTTGCCAGCAAAATGGATGTAGCCGCAGCCCCGCCCGTCAGAGGCACGACATTGGAAGATGCCGACACAACTGTTTGCGCTTGGTAGTTTAAAAACCGCAAAACCCGACCTGACCAACTTGAAGCTGCTGGCAAAGTTGCGGTACAGGTTGACCCTGTTTTGTTGTTGATTAGCCAAACGTCAGTTGCCGCCACGGTGAAATCGGCGGTCTTGGTCACTGGCGCAGACGGTGCTAAATAATCGGTGTTTACAACAGCAGCAGAGATTGCCGTGCCATTGCCTTTAAGAACACCTGTGACGCTGGTAGTCAAGGTAATGGCTGGAGTTGTTGTAGAGGTTGCTACAGTGCCTGCAAAGCCGTTGGCAGACACCACAGAAACGCTTGTGACCGTGCCGCTAGTTGCTGGAGATGCCCATGTAGGTGCGCTGCCCGTAGTTGCGGTTAGTACTTGTCCTGTTGTCCCCGCCGCAGTAAACGCATACGCCGTACCTGTGCCATAAGCCACGCCATAGGCTGTAGGAGTCGCTGTGGTGTTTGTGCCGCCGTTGGCAATACCTAATGTGCCAGCCAAAGATACAGCGCCCGTGGTAGCTGTTGCTGGGGTCAACCCAGTTGTGCCACCTGAAAATGACAAAACACCAGTGTTAGCAATGGTTACATTTCCTGTGGCACTTGATACTGATATGCCACTGCCTGCAATGTTTGACAAAACGCCAGTATTTGAAATTGTGATTGTGCCTGCCGCATTTACAACTGAAATGCCAACGCCAGTGCCAAGGGTGTTTAGGGTATAGCCTGAGCCGTTACCAATTAAAAGCTGCCCATTTGTGGGAATAGTGGTTAACCCTGTGCCGCCAGAAGTAACCGCCAATGCAGAGCCAAGATTCACCGTAATAAAATTTGGACTCATCAACCACAACAACCAAGCCTGAGTTGGCCTGCCCGTAGATTCGTCAATAAATGCCGAATACGGTATGTTGATATTGGTGTTTGGCATTGTTGCCATTAATTTTCCCCTGCGCTTGCTTTCAACTCAGCGGAAACTATGACAGCTTTTACAGGATCGCTAACTACAACTTCAAAAATTCTATCCCTTGCGTAGCCCAAACGCCTCCAAAGCGCACGGTTGGCATACTGACCAATCTTGCCAATGGTTACCCAATGCTCGTTTGACCAAGTAGAACCGCCATCATTTGACCAGCGCAACATGGCTTGAGGATCATCACCTTGACCTGTACTGAGGCCAACGCCTGGCTGAAACTGAATCTGGAACGATTCAAAATACTGTCTTTGCAAATCAGTGGTTATATGAGGCGCACGGCGCAAACGGCGAATTGTTGCGCCATCTTCTGTATATACCTCGTTTTGAATGGTATATAACTTGCCATTCTCATAGTCCCCAACGATGTATTCATTGTTAAAGAAACACCCGCAATTTGAACGATGGCGCTTATAAACAGCAAGGTCGGAATCCCAAGACAGCCATTTGTGCCATTGCTGGGTTGACCCATCGTAAACCCAAGTTAGGCCATATTCACCAACTGAGGGGAAAGTCACTACATACATTTCGTGACCCTCAATTTGGTAGGTATAAGCCACCGCATCGCTGGTTACTTCATTCATCAAAGACTGTTCTACAGCATGGGTAGAAAACTTTTTGTATTCATAATTAACCATTGCTTCAATGGTTGAGTCGCCTCGGGTATCTTTACAGACAGCGGCAAAAGAAGTCCCAAACCTTGCCACAGAGAATGCCGCACCTACACCAGATTGCACGGTCGTGCCAGGCACTCGAGCAAATGGAAAAGTCGTAATCCCTGTAATCGTATTGCCTACATCTGTCCAAACCTCGGTAGTCACATCTTTAAGCACATAAACTTGCCTGCGGTCAACAATAAGGCTCACAATGTTGTCAGGAAAGCCGTTAGCAGACCCGTACAAGGCTTGGCTAGATGAACTTGAATTCAAGTCAGTACAAGCCCAATTAAACGTATTTGGCTGGTTATATATGTTGTATCCATCAATAGAATCAACCACCGTAGCGCCTCGCCACGGGCCATCACTGCTTGCCAGTGTTGCAAACGTATTGGTAGATTCAATCCATGTATAGCGATTTACGCCGTCCACAATGTAAGCAGTCATGCCATTATTGGTGACGTTATCAGATATAGAAACTTGGCCTGTGCTGGTGGCTAAAGTGCCAATTTGGGTAACTGTATAACTGGCATCCACCTTGTAAACCAGATTACCAGCCACGGCAATAAAGTAATTTTCATTTGACAAAGTGTGCAAGCCCCGCACCTCTGCTGCCAATAACTGAGCAATCTTGACAAGGCCAGGCGTTGGATACATTGCCACCACCCCTCTTGCGCCCTGCTGCTTGGTAGGGTCAATCTCGCAAAAGAAGTTAATGCACTCCTGTGCGTCTTGATAAATAGATGGCGCTTCATAGGAAGCCCCGACAAAACCAAAATCAGGCATAGGTTTTCCTTCTAATCAAGGATTTAATTGTTGCTAATTTGGATGTCATTTTTTCCGCAATCAAACGCATAGTCATGCCATTGTTACGCAAAGACATGATTTCATCAATTTGCTCATTGGTAAAAACAGAACGATGGTGATCGCCACCAATCTTGTGCTTGACCCTGCCTTTTGTTTGAGCATCCAAATTGTTTTCTCGCAAATTAGCAACTTGCAAATGATTGGGATTACAACAAATACGATTGTCGCAGGTGTGCATCAAAAAGCCTTTAGCTTTTTTGTTTGTTGGCGCACTTAATTGAATCATATTTGGGTTGGCTAGGTTAAAAATTACTCGATGGGCGTAATAGCCTTTGTCATTGATCCATGTTCTGCCATACCCGCTTTTGGTAATACTACCAATCCAAGGCCAACATTCATTAGGATTTTTAACATTTACTTTGCCCCACAAAATTTCTGGTGTGTTTTCTGGTCTTCCCGCTTTCATGGCTACTCCTTAATAAAGCCACCATTATAACGAGTTTATAAATCATCGGAAGCCGCCATCGAGTATAAAGCCAGCATCTTTAGCTTTACCCATCATCAACGCATCTGGATAGCGGGAAACTTGCGGTGGGCGCATATTGGTGCGCTTGATCGTAGCCTTTGCCTGTGCTGCATAACTGGTAATCAATGCAATTTGCGTCTGGCTTGACTTGCCATACATAGGCATCAAACGTTCAGCAAGACACCACCGTAAAGCCATGTTGTAGCCTTGTGGCAAAGTAATTGTGTCGTTGATGGTTTGATATTGCCTAAAAATAGTTTGCGTGAACAAGTGCAGTTCACCCTGTGACGGGTTGGGAAACACATACACCGTGCCAAGGGTTTCGGCAGGCATATAGTAGATCATCTTTGCCCAAGGGCCATTTAGTTGTTTAATGCCAAGAGATTCGTATTCCTCAAGGCTTAGGATAGCCACAGGATAGTCCAAATAACCGCCAGCAACATTAGACCCTCCTTGTGTTGTAGCAACCCGCACAAAGGCTGATTCAATGGTCAATGGGCGTTCGTAATAAGCACTAATCGTAGTGCTAGAGACCGTTTGCGAAATACTGACCGTGTAAGTACCAGCTTCTTTAACGTTGCCGCCTGCGCCTGTGCCAAATCCCACAATAGTTGTTCCAGCGGTAATGCCAGTTCCCGATAAAGTCATGCCCATTGTGATACCGCCACTGGTAATGGCTGTAACGGTCAAGATGTTGGCAGCAATTGATCCCGTAAAAGTAGCGCCCACAGAACCGCCTGGCCCTAATGTGTATTGCACTGTATTTTGCACGGTTGGAAAAATCAATTCTGTGCGATAGAAAACCATCATGTTTTCATTTGACCATTGGGCGCACATATCGTTAAGCATATCCAAACCGTCTTGCGCTTCATCAGCCGTTGGATTTTCACCAGCAGCAATAGCGCCAATATCTTTCATGGCTCTGGTAATAATGTCTATTGGCTGAGTCATTTTTAATCCTTAAATTATTGGGATTTGCAATATAAGCAAAGGCAAACCAGCCAAAGCACCACCAGAAATTGTAGCTACTGCATCCAGTAGCTCGACACCATGTGGGCCTTTCATTGGGTTGCCAGTGGCTTTCCAATTGATCCAAGCGTCACTGGCTTCCTTGCCAACGGCTGAAATAACTGTAATCAGACAAGCAAATC